TATACAAGACTGGAGAACACCATTGCAGCAGCGAGAGAGGCTCTGCAAATCGCACAGGACACACAGAACACCATTGATGCAGCAGAGGCGGTCAGACAGGCACAGGAGCGGTTGAGAGAGGCTGCTGAAAAGGCAAGAGAAATCAAAGAGAGCCGGAGAGAGGATGACACCGCAAAGGCGATTGCAAAATGTGTCGAGGCGATGGAGGCAGCAATCGAGCAGACAAAGAAATGTCTGACAGCGACCGAGGAGGCAAACAAAATCATCATCAGTCAGTCCGGTCTTGATGCGATACTGGCAGCAGTCAAAGACTATTATGAACGCATCAGAGAACTTGAGACGGACATCAACATCAATGTGGATGGAGGAACACCAAAATCAACCGACCTCCTGCTTGTCAAGGGAGGAACACCGTTCACGACCGATTATGACAAGTACATCGCAGGAACGTCACACACAATTTGAGAAAGAGGTGAAAAAGAATGGCAACAGCAACAATCACTCTGAAAAAGGGAACGACCGCAGAGTGGACGGAGAGCAAGAGGGTTCTCGATGATGGAGAACTGGGTCTCGAAACCACGACAAGCGGTCACAGAATCATCCGAATCGGTAACGGTTCGACCGAGTTCATGAGCCTCCCTGTCGCATTTGAC